GCATTGTTTATTGGTACGCCGATGGGGCGTAATCACTTTTACGAACTTTACAAATATGCAGAACTAGGGGATGACGAGACTTACAAGGCGTGGCACTTTACGAGTTATGATAACTCTATGCTTGATTCAGGCGAAATTGACATCGCCAAGAAATCAATGTCTAGTTACGCTTTTAGGCAAGAGTTTATGGCTTCTTTTGAAGCTAGAGGCTCGGAAATGTTTAAGGAAGACTGGGTTAGGTTTGGCGAAAGCCCGGAAGAGGGTGATTACTATATTGCCGTTGACCTAGCTGGCTTCGAGGATGTAAATAAAAAACGAACCAAAAACACAAAGCTAGACGATACTGCGATTGCGGTCGCAAAGGTGAATGAAAATGGCTGGTTTGTGGAAAATATTATCTACGGTCGCTGGGGCCTTGATGAGACGGCTACGAAGATTTTTCAAGCCGTCCGTGACTATCGACCTGTTAGCGTCGGAATCGAAAAAGGAATCGCCAAACAAGCAGTAATGTCGCCGCTTTCTGATTTGATGAAGCGGTATGGCACCTTTTTCAGAGTTGAGGAATTAACGCACGGAAACAAGAAAAAGACTGACAGGGTAATGTGGGCCTTACAGGGCCGGTTTGAAAACGGATATATCACCCTGAATCAAGGGGAATGGAATGTTAAGTTCCTTGACCAGTTGTTTCAGTTTCCAGATGCTTTGACGCATGATGATTTGATTGATGCGTTGGCGTACATAGATCAGTTGGCTGAAGTAGCCTATGACTATGAATATGAAATCGAAGACCACGAAATCTTGGATGTGGTAGCGGGATACTAAAATGGCAGAAGACATCTACAGCCCAGACCCCCTGATGGCCGAGCAGTCCATTGAATCGTGGGTAATGAGCAAGTGTGAAGACTGGCGCGATTACTACGAATCAAACTACGAGCAAAGTTTTGAAGAGTATTACAGACTTTGGCGTGGTCAGTGGGATCCCTCGGATTCTCAAAGGGCGTCAGAGCGTTCAAGGATTATTTCGCCAGCTTTACAGCAGGCCGTAGAGTCTAATGTCGCAGAGCTGGAAGAAGCCACATTCGGACGGGGGAAGTGGTTTGATATAGCGGACGATGTAGCAGATCCGCAAAAGCAAGACGCCTTGGTTTTAAGAAAAAAGCTGTCTGAAGACTTTGAAGCCTGCAAGATTCGCAAAGCCGTAGCCGAATGTTTAATTAACTCAGCCGTATTCGGTACGGGCATTGGCGAAATCGTCATTGAAGAAATCAAGGAAATGGCCCCTGCCACCGAACCGATTATGGGTGGCGATCTTCAAGCGGTTGGCGTCAATATCACCGACCGCGTTGTCGTAAAACTCAAGCCGGTATTGCCGCAGAACTTTTTGATAGACCCTGTAGCCACCTCAGTTGAGGATGCCTACGGTGTTGCGGTCGATGAGTTTGTCAGCCGTCACAGCGTAGAAATATTGCAAGAGCAAGGCGTTTATCGTGAGGCAATGATTGAGTCGGCGGCACCAGATACCGATTTGGAACCCGACCAAGACCTGACCATCTACAACGATGACAAGGTTCGTTTAACCAAATACTACGGCCTTGTACCCAAAGAGCTTTTGGAAAAGGAAGATGTCGAGGTAGAAGAAGACTCGATGTATGTCGAGGCGATCGTTGTGATCGCTAATGGTGGCGTACTGCTCAAGGCTGAAGCCAACCCCTACATGATGCAGGATCGTCCTGTCGTAGCATTCCCGTGGGATGTTGTTCCCGGACGGTTCTGGGGTCGTGGTGTTTGTGAAAAGGGCTATAACAGCCAGAAGGCGCTTGATACAGAGCTTCGCGCGCGTATTGATGCCCTGAGCCTCACGATCCACCCAATGCTCGCTGTGGACGCTACACGGCTTCCTAGAGGGGCTAAGCCGGAAGTCCGTCCCGGCAAAATGATTCTAACAAATGGGGATCCTCGTGAAGTCTTACAGCCGTTCAACTTCGGACAAGTCAACCAGATTACGTTTGGTCAAGCCGCGGCCCTCCAGCAGATGGTTCAACAGGCTACAGGGGCGGTGGATTCTGCTGGTATCGCAGGTCAGGTTAATGGTGAAGCAACGGCCGCTGGAATCAGTATGTCTCTCGGCGCTATTATCAAGCGCCATAAGCGTACTCTTATTAATTTCCAGCAGTCTTTTCTTCTGCCTTTCGTAACCAAAGCGGCTCACCGCTATATGCAGTTTGACCCGGAAAACTACCCCGTAGCGGACTACAAGTTTACTGCTACGAGTACCCTCGGGATTATTGCTAGGGAATACGAGGTTACTCAGCTAGTCCAGCTTTTACAGACGATGAAGCAGGATAGCCCGTTGTATCCAGTATTGATGCAAAGCATTATTGAAAACATGAACCTGTCGAACCGCGAAGAGTTGATCGCGGCTATGCAACAGGCAGGTCAGCCTAATCCGCAAGCCCAGCAAATGGCTATGATGGCGCAACAAGCGCAAATCGCCCTGCAACAAAGCCAGACATCAGCCCTAAATGGTCAGGCCGCAGAGTCTCAGGCTCGCGCGCAGAAGCTGGCGGTTGAGGCCCAGTTGGCCCCGCAAGAGCTTCAGATAGATGTTGTTAATGCTGTAACCAGAAACCTGAAGGAAGGTAACGAGGACGACAAAGAGTTTGATAGACGCCTCAAGGTTGCAGACAGACTTCTTAAAGAAAGCGAGCTAAAGGGTAAACAGCAAAATGTTAATGACACAAACGGAACTCAACAACCTGTTCGGTCAGGTCAACGAAGCCTTCAAGAGCCAGAAGGAGCAGTTGAGCGACTTGAAGCGGCAATTAGACCAGTTGGAGGCTAGGCTGGATGGCTACGAAAAAAGACCCAAAACTGGTACGCGCGGGCGTAAGCGGGTACAACAAGCCGAAACGAACCCCGAACCATCCAACGAAGAAGTTCGTGGTGGTGGCGAAGGTGGGGGACAAGACCAAGACAATTAGGTTTGGCGATGCCAAGATGAAGATCAAGAAGGATCAGCCTGCTAGGCGTAAGTCATTCCGCGCTAGGCACAAGTGTGATACAAATCCGCCAAGTAAACTGACAGCACGATACTGGTCGTGCAAAAAGTGGTGACGGTATGAAGGTTAAAGCACCAAAAGGCTATCATTGGATGAAAGATGGCAAAGAATACAAGCTGATGAAGGATCCGTCAGGCGGCTACAAGCCCCACAAAGGCGCGTCAAAGTCGGCTGATTTCAAGGTTCAGAAAGTCCACAAGGGCAAATAGGAGGCTGTTATGGGTTACGGAATGGGTGCGTACAAGTCTAAACCAGCTAAAAAGAAGAAGAAAAAAGCCAAGAAAAAGGCGAAGAAGTAATGCCTAAAGCTAAGTATTCGGCCAAGCAAAAGAAGCTGGCTAGGGTTGCTCCACCAAGGGACAAGATTACTGGTGCTGATTTGAAGAGGCTGAGAAAGCGTGGCGGCAAGAAAAAGTAAACCAAAGGCAAAGGTCAAGAAGAAAGGCTCTATACCCGATAATGTAAAGAACAAGGCTCTTTACTCTAGGGTTAAAGCGGCGGCCAAGCGTAAATTTGATGTATATCCCAGCGCATACGCTAATGCGTGGCTTGTCCGGGAATACAAAAAGCGTGGCGGAACTTATGGCTAAGACCAAGGGCGGTTTGACCAAGTGGTTTAAGGAAGAGTGGGTCGATATTAAGACCGGCAAGCCCTGCGGTCGCAAAAAAGCCAAAGGCTCAAAGCGTCCATACCCTGCGTGTAGGCCCAAAAAGGTAGCCGCTAAAATGACCAAGGCGGAAAAGGATGCCGCTAAAGCCAAGAAAACAGGGCCAAAGCGGGTCAAGTATGCGGTGACTGCATCTGGCAGAAGAAGGAAGAAAAAAGCCTGATGAATCGTGAAGATGAAAAGTATTACAACGATTACTTTGATTTATTCAGAAGTGATGGCTGGAAGCAGTTAACGGAAGAGTTGACACAGAACGCGGCGACTATTAATAATGTCGCGGTGATAAAAGATGCTGAAGACCTGTTTTTTAGGCAGGGCCAGCTAGAAGTATTGGTATATCTGTTGAAATTTGAGGATTCAATAAACAACAGTTATGACGATTTGGTAGGAACAGATGATTAGGGTTTTTGACTTTAGATGCGAAAACGGTCATTTGTTTGAAGAATTTGTAGACAGCACAACCACAACCCATAGGTGCGGTTGCGGCGCTGTAGCTACGAAGGTCGTTTCGGCGACTCCGTTCGTGTTAGATGGATCTACTGGGGATTTCCCCGGACGC